TAGCGGTTGAGTATGACAAGCGTGTTGCGAGAATGATCTTTGCAGCGGCAAGTAACTCTACTGAGCCTTTAGCTAAGTCTTCTAACAGCGGAAGAACTGGACAAGGAATCACACTAGGAACTGATTACACAGCTTCAGGTGCTACTCGTCAGGCAAAAGGTGATGCTTTAGTTAATGCGATCTTTGACGCTCGCGTTGGCTTTGAAGAGAAGGACGTAAGTATCGACGACATGTACGCGGTATTTACTCCAGAGGATTACTACCTCATCTCACAATCAAGTCGTGCTATCAACGCTGACTTTGGTGGAGCTGGAACCATTGCAGATGGCCGTACATTGCGTGTCGCTGGAATTCCTATTCTAAGTTCTAACCATGTAACACAAGCCAGCTACTCCCTTGTGGCGGGTGATCACAACGCTGATTATGCTCAAGATTTGAGTAAGTGTAAGGGGCTCATCTTCAATAAAGAGGCTGTTGGAGTGGTGAGCCTTCTCTCACCGGCCCTGCAATTGACGGGTGAAGAGTGGAGAGTTGTTCACCAAGCAGATCTTATGGTTGCAAGACAAGCTTTAGGTATGGGAGTTTTACGAGCTGAGTCAGCTTGTAAAGTTGTTATTCCTTAGTAATCTAAATAAGAGAGATTGCAAAGCAGGGGCCAGCGAAAGCTGGCTCTTTTTTTTGCTTGCTAATACAATGTATGCAACGCCCTTGTAGATGAGAAATGGGATTAGCAAATCAGTCGGTTACTCCAGGTAAAACTGGCTTGCTGGATGCAGTAAATATCTTGCTAGAGAATATTGGTGAGCAACCTGTTAACACTTTAGAAAATCAGCAAATCACAGATGCGAGGATTGCTGAAAGAACACTTCTTGAGTTTCATAAAGAAGGTCAAATTAAAGGTTGGAGCTGGAACACAGAAAGAGATTTTCCGTTTTCAAAAGATACAAATGGAGAAGTAAAAATTCCGACAAATGTTTTAAAGCTTTCGCTAGATCCATATCTTTATGCAGGTCGTTATCAACATCGAGGCACAAGGTTATATGACACGGAATATCGAACTTATGTTTTAGAGACAACGGTTACTGAAGTTTTATGTGATGTAATTTTTGGAATGGCATGGGATGAATGCCCTGAAGCATTTAATCGTTGGATAACAATTCGATCAGCGAGAGTGTTTGCCCAAAGAGTTTTAGGAGATAGTGCTTCGTTTAGATATACGCAAGAAGACGAGAAAGCAGCTCAAGTTGTTTTAGAGCGAATGGAGCAAGAACAGGAGCAAGCAAATTTATTAACAGGTGGAAGGAATCATTTGCCGTTCCCAACTTATGCCCCTGCTTCGGGTCTTAGCACTCGCCGTATAACTACTGGAATCAGACTCTAATGGCTTTACGTTCCTATTCAATACCAAACCTATCTCAAGGTATTTCACAACAGCCTGACGCTCAAAGAGATCCATCCCAAGGAGAGATACAAATCAATGGAATGTCATCCATCGTCGAAGGTTTACGAAAAAGAGATTCCAGCGAAGTCTTGGCAGAAGTCTCTAGCACCAGTTTTGGAGACTGTTTCATCCATAGTATTCTTAGGGATAATACTGAAGAATATCTTGCAGTAATAAGCAACAACGACGTAAAGGTTTACGACCTTAATGGAGTTGCCAAAACAGTTAATAAGCCAAGTGGAGTTAGTTATTTATCAACTGTTACTGATGCAAGGCAGCATATAAGAGCTGTAACGATTGCTGATTACACCTTCATAACAAATACAAAGAAGGTTCCAGCAATGAAAGCTGCTACAGCTCCAGCTACGGCAAGACCTTCTGCACATGAAGCTTTGGTATGGGTCAAAGGAGCTTCATACGGGAATAAATACAAATTGACAGTTAATGGTAGTTCTGTAGAAGTTTCAACTCCTGTTGCGGCTGTTATCTCTAGTGGTGGTTCGGTTACAGAAAATAGAATTAGTTCTGAAGATATAGCTGAAAATTTAAAAAATGGAATTAGTGCAAGTGGAGTAACGATTACTAGAAGTGGTTCTGTTTTGCATTTAACTTCTTCAAGTGCAATTACATTGACCGCTACAGACGCAAAAGCTAATCAAGATATTGCAATTTTCTTGCATGAAGTTCAAGCATTTACAGAGCTTCCAACAATTGCCCCGCAGGGCTATCAGATCTCAATTATTGGTGATCCAGGGAATGATTTTGATGGTTATTACGTTGAGTTCAAACCTAAGAGTGGAACTTTTGGAGAAGGTGCTTGGACGGAAACAGTTAGCCCAGGTGTTGAATACGAGGTCGATGAAGACACAATGCCTCACGTTTTGGTGAGATTATCGAATGGTCAGTTTTATTTTGGGCCTGCTGATGCAAGTACTCAATCAGGGACAGAGATGCCCAAGTGGGGCAATCGAATAGCGGGTGATTACAACACAGCTCCAGATCCAAGTTTTATTGGTTTTCCTATTAACGATATTTTTATTTATAAGAACAGACTTGGATTCTTGTCTGATGAGAATGTCATATTGAGTCGTGTTCGTTCGTTCTTTGAATTTTTCCCTGAAACAGTTACAACGATTTTAGACACTGACCCGATTGATGTTGTAGCAAGTAATAACAGAGTTTCTATTCTTAAATATGCTGTACCTTATCAAGATGAATTAATATTATTTAGTTCGCAATATCAATTTAGATTTAACGCTGCGGAAACAATATTAACTCCTAAGACTGCACAAATAACAGTTCTAACTCAATTTGAAGTTGATACAAATGTCAGGCCACAACTAGCGGGTGGGGGCATTATCTTTGCACAATCTAATGGAGATTGGTCGCAGTTCAGAGAATTTAGTGTTCGTGGAGCTGGTACTGCTTTGACAGCAGATGCAGCAGATTTAACAGGTTATGTATCGGCCTATATCCCAAGTCAGATGTTCAAGCTGACTGTAAATGATACAAGCAATGTGATGTTTGGAATAAGTGGTAAAGCTGGTCATCAAAGTCGTATTTATGTTTATAAATTTTTCTTCCGTAATACAGGGGATGGAACAGAAAGGGCTCAGTCTAGTTGGAGTCACTGGGATTTTTCAGGGGCCGATGAAGTTCTTCAAGTGCTTGCAATAAGAGAAACGCTTTATTGCTTAATGAGATATGGAACGAAAGTTTATTTAGAAAAGATCTCGGTCATGGATCGAATGCAAGAGCCTCAAATTGGCTCTCCATATCCTCTTCTATTGGATCGGCGTATCTCAACTACTACTGAAACTCCGTCCTCAATGAGAGTTTCAATAGTTAGTTATGACGCAGTTACAAAGAAGACGACTTGGACATTGCCTTACACAATCGCGGCAAGAACAGAAGCGTGGAGTGGATTTAGCACAACAGGAAACGGTGGTGTATATCTCGGTTCGGCAACGTCTGGAACGACAATTGTTGCTGATGGTGATTGGAGTAGTTCTCCGGTTTATTTTGGAGAGTCTTATACCTTTAGATACCGTTTTACTCGTTTTAAACTTTATAAGGAAATAGGAGGAGGTAAAGCAGCAGCAAATGTAGAAAGAACACAGGTAAGACACGCAAAACTTCGTTATCACGAATCACATTATTTTGAAGTCCATGTCATTCCAGAGGGAAGAGACACAGGAATTTATAAGTTTGATGGAACGGTTTTAGGTTCTAGGAACTCAGCATTAGGAAGTGCTTTACCTAATGGGTGGACACAAGATGATGAAAGATTTTTTGAAGGAGTATTCAATATTCCAATTATGAGTAGAGGTGAGAGGTGCATGGTGGAGATCCAGAATGATACTCCTCACCCTTGTAAGTTTTCTACTTGTGAGTGGGTTGCATTAGTAACTGGAAAGGCGGCGGCAATCAGATGAGGTGGATAAAAGCGGAACCTGGTGATATGTACGTCATAGGAGAAAATTTAAGAGAACAAGATAAGACTGAGGTTCGCTTAAGTCATGGTTTATCCCCTGTAGAAGCCTGTATAGAAAGTTACATAAACAGCAATGTAATCCAAGCAATTGAAGGAGATGATGGAGATCCAGTTGGTATTACGGGGTTGGTGGACAATTACATTTGGTTGCTAGGAACTGATAAATTAACGGCAACAAAGAATCATAGATGGCAATTATGTCTTCATGGGCGAGAATGGGTAGAGTATTGTCTTGATACGGCTGGCGGTATGATTGAAAATTATGTTTACTCAGAAAATAAATTGTCTATAAGATGGTTAAAACATTTGGGCTTTAATATTGAGGAGCCAAAACCTTACGGGGTTGCAGATCAAATGTTCTGTCATTTTTGGAGGAAAGCATAAATGGTTGCCCCAGTAACAGGAGCATTAATTACAGGAGGGCTTCAATTCCTTGGTGGAATGTTGAATTATGGGGCTCAAAGACAAAATTATGCAAATCAGGTTGCTTATAAAGCTGCACAAGATGAATATTCTTCTTGGTCAGCATCATTTCAAGCAAAACAAGCCAATGTAAATAATAAATTTCAATATTTTAAAGATCAGGTTAATTGGGCACAAGAAAATAATTATGTAGCCAATTTAAGAAATTGGGAGTTAGCAAAAGCTATTGAGCAAGCTGACGTAGTTACGCAAACAAGGATTCAAGCAGGGGCAGAATATATTCAACAAAGTGATGCTTTAAATGCGGCAAATGCACAGCAAGCAATGTCTGATGCAATGTCTCTTTATCATTACAAGCTTCAAGGTTTAAGGGGTGCTGCTAGTGCTGTTGCTGGTGGTGTTGGAATGGTAGATAGAATACAAAACGATTATGCAAATCAAGTAGGTAATCAATCAACAATACTTGAAATTAATAGGTTATTTAGAGATCAACAATTATCAAGAGAACAAGCGGGAGTTGTAAATCAATATTTAGCTCAATTTAATTCACAAAAACAATATCAAATGCAAGAGTTTCAAGATCCTCTGCGTCCTTATCCACCATTACCAACATTGGTTGGAGCTGTACCTCCATCAATGGTGGGCGGGGCTCCAAGTGCTACCACGGCATTTTTAAGCTCTGCAATCGGAGCCGTTGGAACTGGGTTCAACACCTACACAGGTCTTAAATCTTTAACTTGATAATGAGTAAAAATCAATTACAACCAGGGCAAATTATCCCTGCTGCAAAACCAATAAAAACCTTTTTTGGTTCTAAGGCTAATTTTGCTCCAGCTCCAGCAAAGCCTCAGTTAATGGGTGATATAAGTCGAATTAATGTTATACAACGAGGTAATGTTGCTAATGTTCAGGGATATAATAGTCTTGAACAATTATCTCAAGTAGTAAAACAATTAGTACCTGTTGTAGATACTGGATTGAAATTATATGGAAGTAATGAATATCAAAAAGGACAACAATTAGTTTTAGAAGCTATAAAAAATAATAATCAAGCAACAGATAATAGTGCTAAAGATTATGCAACAAAGAATAGAGAATTAGAAAGAATTAATCCATTAGCTGCTTTAGAAATGGATGAGATGAATCCATATAGAAGAGCAGGGGCAATAAGACAAGCTAGTAAGATTACAGCTCAATTAGTACCAGCAGCATTTGATAAAGCTTGGAATGATAATTCAGGATTATTATCTCTTCGTGACCCAGGTGATCCATTAGTTGCGAAAGTTACTGCAAAAACGATTACAGATATAGCGGGTATCTATGGATTAGATGAAACAAGTACAGGTTTTATGGAAGAAGTAATACCTGTAATTAACAAAGAAAAAGAAAAATTTCAGAACAAGCAATACAAAGCTTATGTAAAAAATAATAAGATAATTAAACAAAAACAAACAACAAATGGTCTTTTAAATTTATTAGAAACAAGCAAGAATCCAGTTGAAGCACAAGGAAAATTTATAGAGTTAATGAAAACAGTTAAAGATTATTCTGGTGTTAATGGTGAAACTTTAAAAATATTAGAAAAGTCAATATTAGATGTTGGCAAAGATCTTAAATATCAACAAGTAAAAGGTTCTTTTGCTCAAAGAAGAAACGCAGAAAAATTATATAATATATTATTAGGTTTACCTACTCCATATACAGGGAAGAACGGATTACCTCAAACAATTGATGATGTATATGGAGATCAGTTATACATAGATACTGATAGAGTAGATAGAATTGTTAGAGATAGATATAAGAATCAACAATTAAATTTAAAGATAAATGCTCAAGTAAAATATGGAAAATTATTAACTGATTCAAATTTTGAGACAAGAAGAAAAGCTGAACAAGACTTATTGACTGATCCAGATTTTCAAGAATTAGACATTGCAACAAAAAATGAAATAGTTCAAGGTTATGAAACTGCCTTTGATGAAACAAGAGAAAGATTTGTTGATCAAGATAAATTAGATGCTTTTATAAGTAATGAACAAAATTTAATTGGATCAGATTGGAATGCTACTGAAAGCAATGCAAGATTCAGGGAAATATTTAAGACATTAGAATCCAACCCTAAAGCTCAAGGTGAATTTGCTACTGAATATTATAAATTAGTTGATAGAAAACAAAAGGCGATTGAAAAAAGTTTTGATCCAAGTATGAGGAATGATATTATTAAAAATTCTTTACTTTCAATATTAGAAGATAAGTATCCTTCTTTAAAAACAGCACCATTTAGAAAAGACAAAAAATATGATTATAAATCTATTTTAAGTAATCAAAATATTTTACAGAAAGAAGGAGCTGCAATAGTAGGAAGCAAATTAGAGGCGATCACGTTAGATGCTTTAAGAAATGCAGTTAGAGATGAAAAATTACCAGATAACGCTGAATTAGATATTAATATACAAAGAAAAGTAATGCTTGATGCAATAGAAAAATATAAACAATCAGATGAATTTAAAGCAGATACAAAAGATTCAGAGAAGTTATTAGATAAAAGTGATAATGCAACGCAAGTTTATGATTGGCCTCCTGAAACAACATTTTTTAAAACAAATAATGTTATTACTCCAGAGCGAATGGAGACATGGGAATCAATACCTTTATATGACAAAGAAACTACTGAAAGTATATATAAAACTTACGCTGATAAAAATGGATATTTACCAATACGTCTTAGACAAGCTGCTGCAAGGCAAAATATAAGTCCAGAAGAATTGATGTTAAAAAATGTAGATTTACATAAATTTGAAACTGATTGGGTTCCAAATGACGAAGAAAGAGAAGAGATTTTAAGAGACGGAAATCAAGCAAAGGGATTTATAGAAGGTTCATTTATCGGGGCTCCTACAACTGGAGCATTGGCAAATGCTAGTCGTGTATTCGACAACATCTTAAACGGAACTTCAGCTCTTACCTTGGAGGCTTAAACAATGACATCTACACCATTTATCGAAGAAGAAAAAGACGAGCTTATTGAGCCTGTTGTTGAAAATGTTCCAGAGGTTATTGAACCTGTTGTCGAGCCTGTCAATTTAGATAGACAAACTGGTGATCCAGGTGAAAGAACTGCACCAGTTTTAGATCGAGGTGGTGATGTTGAAGTTGAGAAAGAAGAAGAAAAAGTAGATGAAAGACCTTGGTGGGATAAAGCTCTTGGCTCGGCTTTTATACAAGCAACTACAAAGAAAGAACTTGTTTCATATAAATTGCAGCAAGAACTTCCATTTACTGAGTTACTAACTAGAGAAAGTAAGAATTGGGATACTCCGCAAGAAGCAGCAAATCGCCTTGGTTTTTTAACGACTCATGCAGTTCTTCCTGATTATTTAGCTAATACTGTTTGGTTAGGCGGCACAGATATGTTTAATACTGCTGCTAAAAATATTCTTGGCATAGGGAAAGGAAACTATGTAGATAAAGGCTTTGGTTGGTTAGATGATTTGCAACGGATGACATATATACAAGGAGGATTTAAAGACCCTGCTGAATGGACGCAATCAGAACTTGATGGAGCAAGGTTTAGATCAAGTCTTGTCCTAAATGGTTTATTGGCTATAGGAACAGGAGGGATAGGTGGTGCTGTTGCTGGGAGTACAGCTCTTAATGCAAGTCGTTTTGCTTTCTTGGCTAAGGGAGCAAGATTTTTAGATTTTACAAAAGCACAAAGCTTAAGAAGTGGAATAGTTCGTTTTCTTGCTGCTAATGCTGTTGACGAATTACCAAGTACATTTTTTGACGATAATTCAGATAATTTCTTTGGATCAACTGCTCCTGGTCTTACTGAATGGGAACAAGCTCAAGCTTCATTTATTCCTAATTACATTGGAGCTGGAATATTAGGTGGTTTATTTGCCGCTATTTTAAATCCAAAATTAGTTAAATCACTTCCAAAAAGAATTGGAAATGCGTTACAGAAAGAAGCTCTAAGTAATGATGAGATTGCAGCACGTTTAGGAAAGCAAAAACAATTTGTACAAGATATATTTACTGAAAGGTTAAGATCTTTACGTTCTAATACATATTTGAAACGTAGAGAGGAAGTAAGAACTAATCAAGTTAATAGAGGTCTTATTAGAGAAGAAAAAGGAAAATATACACAAGGAGATTTATTTAAAGAAACGGCTAAATCAGCAGAA